CCTTCGCCCCATTTTTATTATATAAATTATTTCCGGGTTTATTAAAGTTTTGGGTAACTGTCCCGGCAGACACTTACGGAGAACCCAAAACAAATCCTTTCGTAAGAGGGTACTCTTGTGGCAAATACAACTTTTAGTGGTGCAGTTCGGTCAGAAAACGGCTTTGAAGTAGTTTCTAAAAACGCTACCACAGGCGCGTTTACGACCTCCTTTACCTATGATGGCTCAGGTATGCAGGTCGCACCCGTAACCCTGTCTGATGCGGACGCCAGCCTAACTGCGGCTACTCACGGTGGTAGAGTTCTTGTGGTTCCGGCCCTTACGGGTAACCGCACACTTACGCTTCCCAGCCCTTCTGAAGGCGTGTCGTTTAAGTTTATTTACGGTGGAGCAGCAGAAGAAACCGAGAACTTGATTATCGACACTGGTTCCGACACCAATTACTTCATTGGTGGTGTTATCCATCTGGACTCTAACGCGGACAACGTGTCCGTGTACGCAGATGGTAACTCCAATTCAATCCTTACCCTTACAGACTTTGGTCTTATGGAGATCAATATTGTGGCTAAGGATTCTACAAACTGGATTATCTGGGGTAACACTGAAGGCGCAGATGCACCTGCGTTTACAGATCAGTCGTAATCAACAGATGGGGTCACCCGCCTTGAGCAGGTGGCCCCGCTCTTTCACCGGAAAACAACATGGCTGATGCAGTAACATCACAAACACTTTCTGACGGCCCTAGAGTTGCCGTTATGAAGTTTACGAATATTTCTGATGGCTCGGGCGAGTCTGCGGTTACAAAGGTAGATGTTTCGGCGCTTAGCGCAGAACCGGGAACAGATAGGGAGTGTTCTGGAGTAAAAATTCAACAAATATTTTATGCCCTAGAAGGCATGTCTGTTGATATTCTTTGGAACGCAACCTCTAACGTTCTTTGCTTTACCGTGTCTGACTCTAGCTCTGGTCACTACGACTTTAGTAAAATGCAGGCGCTTACCAACAATGCGGGTAGCGGCAAAAACGGCGACGTTCTTTTTACTACGGTTGGTCACAGTAGCGGCGACAGGTATACAATTATTCTCGTCTTGGAAAAACAATACGGTTAACCCAAGGGAGGATAGATGGCCACCTCTGGCACTACTACATTTGATCTTGACATTACAGAGATTGCAGAAGAGGCGTTTGAGCGATGCGGTCTTCAGCTTCGTACTGGTTACGATCTGAAGACAGCGACTCGTTCGTTAAACCTACTAACGATTGAGTGGGCAAACCGAGGCATAAACTTCTGGACTGTCGAGCAGGTATCAACCTCGCTAACAGCAGACACGGCTACGCTGACACTGCCTACTGATACCATTGATATTATTGAGCACTGGATCAGAACGGGTTCCGGCGCTACGCAAAACGATGAACAGCTTAGTCGTATTAGCGTGTCTCAGTATTCAAGCTTGCCAAACAAAAATACATCTGGCAGACCTGTAAATATTTACATTGACAAGCAACGTGCGGCTCCTGTTGCTTACTTTTGGCCTACACCCGACGAAGCTTACACGTTTGTTTATCAAAAGCTTCGGAGAGTTCAAGATGTGGGTCACGACGGTGAATACACAATGGATGCACCGTTTCGATTCTTGCCTTGCATGGTGGCTGGTTTAGCGTACCAACTGTCCATGAAGTATCCACAAGCCAACAACAGAATGGCTGATCTAAAGGCAGAGTATGAGTTTCAGTGGGATTTAGCACAGTCAGAAGACCGCGACAGGTCGTCTGTTAGGTTCGTGCCCGGCGGGTACGGGAGCGTCTAATGGGCAGATACGCAAACGGCAAGCATGCTTTTGGGTTTTGTGATCGAACCGGATTTAGGTACAAGCTTTCTGATTTAAAGCCTGAGTTTCGTGCAGGTGTAAAAACTGGCTTATTGGTTGGCAAGGATGTGTGGGATGCAGACCAGCCACAAAACTTTTTAGGAAAGCTCGGGGACTACACGGACCCGCAATCCCTAAGAAACCCAAGACCTGACATATCGTTAACTGAAAGCCGTGGGCTGTTTGCTTGGAACCCAGTGGGTAACGGAAACGCTGACACAGACGGCGGCACTACAGTCCGGGCACACGTTGGAACTGTAACCATTTCTACGACATGAACTATACAGAGCTAGTTGCAGCGATTAAGGCTTATTGCGATAACACAGAAACAACGTTTGTAAATAATATTCCTACGTTCGTAAAACAAGCCGAAGATCGTATTTATCGGTCAGTAAATCTTCCAGTTAGCAGAAAAATAGTTGACGGAAACCTGTCAACTTCGACCAAACTCTTAACGTTCCCGTCAGATCTTTTGGCGCCGCTGTCGTTTGCGGTCACCAACTCTGCAAGTGATCAAGTGTTTTTGATTAACAAAGATTACAACTTTATGTCTCAGGCGTACCCTGACGACTCTGTAAAAGGTTTTCCTAAACACTATGCAATCTATGACAGCACAAACTTTGTCCTTGGCCCTTCGCCAAGTGCAACTTCTGCATATAGGCTAAGTTATTTTTACAAGCCTGCGAGCATCGTTACCGCTTCAACAACATGGCTTGGAACAAACGCTGACAGCGCATTGCTTTATGGTGCCCTAATAGAAGCGTACACCTTTATGAAGGGTGATGCCGACCTTATGAATACATATAACCAGCGTTACCAAGAAGCGCTTGGGTTGTTAAAAACACAGGCAGAAGGACGCATGACCATCGATGAGTACAGAGACGGTACGATTCGCGTGCCGAGGGTATAGTTGTGGCCATTACTCAGTCTATTTGCAACTCTTTTAAAAGCGAAGTTTTAAAAGCTGTACATAATTTTTCTGCTAGTGGCGGCAACACATTCAAGATTGCTTTGTACACTGACGATGCGTCACTAGGCCCATCAACAACAGTGTATACAACAACTGGCGAAGTAAGCAGTTCGGGCACTAATTATACAGCAGGTGGAAACACGTTAACAAACGTAGAGCCAACAACTTCTAACAGTATTGGTTTTACTGATTTTGCGGACACATCTTGGTCTAGTGCGTCCTTTACTGCTAGGGGCGCATTAATTTATAACAGTACAAATGGAAACAAGGCTGTAGCGGTTCTTGATTTTGGAATCGACAGAGAGGTTTCTAGCTCGACGTTTACAGTAGAGTTTCCAGATGCCGATTCATCTAATGCAATTGTAAGGGTTAAGTAATGGCTACATACGTTAACAATCTTCGTTTAAAGGAAATTGCTACTGGCGACGAAGAAGGCACATGGGGAGCGTCAACCAACACTAACCTTGAGTTGATTGCAGATGCGTTTGGCTCTGGTACAGAAGCAATTACCACTAACGCCAATACTCATACTACGACGATAGCAGATGGCGCCGCCGATGAAGGCCGCGCAATGTTTCTTAAGTATACGGGCGACTTAGACTCTGATTGCACAATTACGATTGCCCCGAACACAGTTAATAAACTGTGGTTTATTGAGAATGCTACTGGCGACTCAGGGTCTTCCGGGCCATACAATATTATTATTAGCCAAGGCTCTGGCGCCAACATCACTATTGGCAACGGAAAGGTTGCAGCAGTCTTTACTGATGGTGCGGGATCAGGTGCTGCGGTACTAGATGCGTTTGCTGACTTAGAGCTAATGACAAGCCTAACGGTCGGGACTGATGCAATTGTTGGCGACGACCTTACCCTCAAGTCAGACGCTGCTGTTCTTGGCTTTGGTGCAGACACCGACGTAACGCTAACACATGTTGCAGATACCGGATTGCTACTTAACTCTACAATGGCAATCCAGTTTAATGATGCCAGTCAATACATCAATGCTCCTTCAAATGCAATACTGGACATTAACGCAACAGACGAAATTGAGCTTAACGCTACCGCAATAGATTTAAACGGCACACTGGATGTGTCTGGCACCATTACCGTAGCTGGCAATGCTGATCTTAATGGGGATCTGGATGTAGACGGAACTACCAACCTAGACGCAGTAGACATTGACGGCGCAGTGCAAATTGACTCGACCGTTACAGTTGGTGTAGATGACACCGGGTATGACGTAAAGTTTTTTGGAGACACCGCTAGTGCGTACATGCTTTGGGATACGTCTACTGACGATCTAGTTTTAGCAGGCGCTGCGGGCATTGACCTAGCAGGCGACTTAGATGTAGACGGAACCACAAATCTTGATGTCGTAGACATTGACGGCGCAGTTGACATGGCGTCTACGCTAACCTTAGCTGGTAATGCAGATTTTAATGGTGACCTAGACGTAGACGGTACAACCAACCTAGATGTAGTAGATATTGACGGTGCGGTTGACATGGCTACGACATTGACCCTTGGTGGCAACGCTGACTTTAACGGCGATTTAGATGTAGATGGGACCACCAACCTAGACAATACAGATGTAGATGGAACCCTAGTTGTAGACGGTTCTAATATTTCACTGGACTCTACATCTACACTGAACATAGATAATTCCAATACCTCAAACGGAATTACCATAGGAACCGCTACGTCAGGCGTTCCAGTCTCAATAGGTCACACCACATCAGAAGTAACGGTTAATGACAACCTCACGGTAACAGGGACGCTTACGCTAGGCTCAGGCGCAGAGTTAACAGAAGCCGAGCTAGAAATGCTTGACGGCATAACCGCTGGAACTGTAGCAGCTTCCAAAGCGGTTGTAGTAGATAGCAACAAGGACATTGCAAGCTTTAGAAATGTTACGCTTACAGGAGAACTTGACGCTGGCTCCCTTGATGTTTCTGGAGATGCTGACATTGACGGAACCCTAGAGACAGATGCGCTGTCTATTAATGGAACCGCCGTAAGCTCTACTGCGGCTGAGCTTAACATACTAGATGGTGCCACGGTTGTAGTCGGGGAAATTAATTATCTAGACCTAGGCTCAACGGCAGTTGGAACAGCTATAGCTTCTAAGGCAGTCGTTCTAGACTCGAATAAAGATTACACAGGAATAAGAAATCTTACTATTACGGGTGAACTAGATGCGGCTACATTAGATATTTCAGGCGCTATAGATGTTGAGGGTACTGCAAACTTAGATGTGGTAGACATTGATGGTGCTGTAGATATGGCGTCTACGCTACAAGTAGACGGTGCGATTACAGGGTCTAGCACCATTCAGGGAACAACGATCACGGCTACCACAGCGTTTGTGCCCGATGCGTCAGATGGCGCTGCTTTGGGTACAACGTCACTAGAGTTTAGTGACCTGTATTTAGCAGACGGTGCTGTTGCAGCGTTTGGTGATGATCAAGATGTAACCTTGACTCATGTTGCAGACACGGGCTTGTTGCTTAATAGCACAATGGCTTTGCAGTTTAACGATGCGTCTCAGTACATCAATGCACCTTCGGCTACCGTTTTAGATATTAACGCTACCGACGAGATTGAGCTTAACGCGACAGCCGTTGACCTAAACGGCACGCTGGATGTGTCAGGAGCAACAACTCTTGGTGCTGATCTTAGCGTTCCAGCAACAAGTAAGATTTATTTAGACGGAGGTAGCAACACCTACATCCATGAGTCTAGTGGCGACACTATGCGGTTCTTCTGCGGTGGGACGAGTCGTTTTCAGATACAAGCTGATGGTGTTATGATCCCGTCAGGCAACAACCTGTATCTCGACAACGGCGGCGATACATACATTGTTGAAGGCTCTGCTAACGTCATGCGGTTTTTTGCTGGCGGTTCTAAACAGTTTGAGGTCACAGGCACTAATATGAGTGTCGTTGGTGCCCTGTCTAAAGGTTCTGGTTCGTTTAGAATCGACCATCCTCTAGACTCAATGAAGGACACGCACGATCTGGTTCACTCATTTATTGAGGGACCAAGAGCCGATCTGATGTATCGCGGCTCCGTGCAACTGTCAGGAGGCACAGCTACAGTAGACTTGGACGCAGCCGCAACCATGACCGATGGCACATGGGAGCTACTTTGCCGTGATCCGCAGGTGTGGGTCCAGAACGAAGATGGATGGACTCAGGTCCGTGGCTCTGTCTCAGGCTCGACGCTCACGATTACCGCACAAGACAACGACTGCACTGACACGGTATCGTGGCTTGTTGTAGCAGAGCGTCAAGACGAGCACATGATGGATACTAATTGGACGGATAACAACGGTCGCGTAATTGTTGAGCCAGAAAAACCGGCAGAAGACGAGGACGATGGAGAGTGATGTGACTACTTTAATGTCTTTACTTGCTATACCAGCCGCAGCAGGGGCCGCTTATGGCGGAGTAAAGGCAGGTTTGAACGGCGCAAAACAATCTCTTGCTCAAATTGAACGCACCGTAAACCGTATCGGAACAAAAGTAGATACGCATGGCGAGCGCCTTGCATCGGTTGAAGCAGAGACAGCAAACATCAAAGAAAGACTCGCAAGGAGAACGGACCACTAATGGCTATCACATATCGCGGCGAAAGGTTTAGCGGGTACAACAAGCCTAAGCGCACTCCCGGTAAGAAAAAAAAATTTGCTGTTTTAGCTAAAAAGGGTGACAAGGTAAAACTTGTGCGGTTTGGGGACCCCAAGATGACCATTAAAAAAAGCAACCCAAAGCGCAGAAAGTCTTTTCGTGCTAGACACAAGTGCGATACCTCAAAGCCTGACAAACTTAGTGCGCGGTATTGGAGTTGCAAAAAGTGGTAGACCCATGCCTCTTCTGAAGATTGCGCCTCGCCCCGGAGTTTTTACTGACGGAACAAGGTATTCCGCAGAAGGAACTTGGTTCGACTCTGATAAAGTCAGGTTTCGTAAAGGCTTTGTAGAGAAGATAGGCGGCTGGATTAATTATACGTCAGGAAAAATATTTGGCGTTGGGCGCAAAATCTTCAATTGGGCTACCGGAACCGGCGAGATCTATATTGGTGTTGGGACCAACAACAAGCTGTACGTCAACAACACCATTGGTTACTACGACATTACGCCAACAAGATCGACGGCTTCTATAAGTAGTAACCAAATAACAACGACAGACGGAAGCGGTCTTGTTGTTGTTTCGCACACCAACCACGGGGCAAAGCGTGGCGACTTTGTAACCTTTTCTAGTATTAGTGGCGCCGTAAACGGTATACCTGCTGCAACGCTAAATACCGAACATTACATTGCGTACCTAGGCGACTTGGCAGGTACAGACGAAAACAATAAATACGTTGTCTTAGTAGACGATTTTGCTACCAGCACAGGTGCTGCGGGCTCATCGTTTACCGCTACTTATGAAATAAACTCTGGCCCGATTGACGCCGCGTCTCTGACAGCATGGGGCACCGGAACGTGGGGCAGTGGACCTTGGGGCTCAACGCTATCTACTCCTGAAGAAAAGATTCGCTTGTGGTCTATGGATTCTTTCGGAGATGACCTTCTTGCAAACAACCGTGCCAACAAGGTTTACTACTGGGATGAAAGTGCAGGAACTAGCACAGCCGCTGTTCCTCTTGCTGATCTAACAAGGGCTTCAGTTACGCTTGGTACGGACCCAATTACAACAACGTCAGGGTCTCCGACCGTTGAAATTTACGACGATGCTGGACACGGTTTAGCTGCTGGTGACAGTGTAACCATTGCAGGTGCCCCCTCTGTTGGCGGAATTAGCATTGATGGCACCTATGATGTTGCTTCAATCGTGACGCTTTCTGTCTTTACGATTACGTTTGGCTCAAACGCTTCGTCAACAGCAACCGGCGGCGGCACCGGAATTACTGCAACATACAAGGCTGGTACGCATTACCCGCCAACAAAATGCTTGCAGGTAATGACAAGCGAAATTGCTAAGCATGTTATTTGTTTTGGATGCAATCCAATTGGGTCTAGCACAATTGATTTAAATCTTGTGCGGTGGTCTAGTTCTGAAGACGCTACAGACTGGCAACCCCTGTCTACAAATAGCGCTGGTGGTCAAGAACTATCTCTTGGTTCCACCATTATTGGTGCCTTAAAAGCGCGTGGCGAAATTTTAATATGGACTGATGCTGGCCTCGTTAGTATGCGTTACACAGGAGATCCGTTTTACTTTGCCTTTAGCACCGTAGGGGTGGGAATGTCGATGATTTCCCCCAACGCTGCCGCAAGCGCTAACGGTGTAACGTTCTTTATGGATCGTGGCGCCTTTTACCGCTACACGGGAACAGTGCAAAGACTTACATGCCCTGTCCTTAGCACAGTCTTTGATGACTTTAACTTCGATCAAGACTACAAAGTGGTTGCAGGTACAAATGTAGACCTTTCCGAAGTGTTCTGGTTCTACCCTTCTACTTCATCTTCTGGAAGAAACGACCGCTACGTTGTTTATAACTACGACGAAGATGTGTGGTATTTCGGAACTATGGCTAGGGGTGATTGGGACAACGCTTTCTTAATTAACAACCCCTTGGCGACATCAATTAACACCAAGTCTCTTGGCGCTAATCCATTTGCTACATCAAGTGGCTCTTCGTCTGTTACCGTAACAGACACTGCACACGGACTGTCTACGAACGATAAAGTTATTTTTAAAGCATTTTCAGAATTTGGCGGATTCCACGAAAAAGGTATTAACAATATGCACCCTGTAACTGTTACAGGAGTTAACACCTATACGCTAGAAATGGGTTCAAATGCTACGTCAACGGAGTCTGCTGCTGGCGGATCGGGCACAGTTATTTATCCTAATGTATTGTATAGACAGGAATCTGGATGGAATGACGTAGACTCTGCGTTTACCTCATACATTGAAACAGGAGACATAGATCTGGGTGAAGGCGACCAGTTTATGCTTCTCAATAGAATTATTCCAGATATAAAATTTTTAAATGCTTCTTCAGATGACGAGGTTACCGTGACAATTAACGGACACGACTACCCTCAAGAAGCACAGGCAGAACTTGCGGCGTCTTCGTTTACGCCAACAGCATCACAGTCAGAGATTCGCGGACGATCAAGACAAGCCTCAGTAAAAGTATCTAGCGCGGGCGCAGGTTACGGGTGGCGCGTTGGCTACATACGAGTTGACGCAAGAACGGATGGTCGCAGATGAGTGATACCGGGAATAAGTATTTAAACATTGAGGTTCCGCCACAGGAGTATGATCCCGTGGAGGCTCAGTCGTTTCGATACACAGTTCAACAAAATTTTAGAACAACTGGATCAGAAGTAAAAAAAGCAATGGATCACACGGAATCGACTTCATCACTGTCGCTCCGTAAGTATCAGTTTATGACAATGGGTGGTGCCAGTGTCTGATGCGTTAAAGGTCTTGGGACAGCTAAACAATACAAACACTAGCGTTCCTGCAAACTTATTTACGCTTTACACGGTTCCCGGTGGGTCACAAACAACTATTAGCTCGTTGGTAATTTGCAACACTGGCAGCGGGGCAAAAACATATGATGTCGCTATACGGATTAAAGGGGCGCCGTTAGCAACACAGCAGTATATTTGTAAGGGTCGTAGCATAGATGCAAATGCTACAGCAGCATTGGTGATCGGCATTACGCTTAGTGATGGCGATATCGTGTCAGTAACAGCAAGTCACGATCAGGTAGCATTTAATTTATTTGGCGTAGAAACTTCATAGGTATTTAGATGGATAAGTTACTAAGCGGCATACGCGCTTTGTTTGGTCAGCCTTCACGGCCCGCCGGGACTGCTCGCATTAATCCAAAATTAATAGCCGAAAAAGCGCCGGAGTTGGTACGCCGTCTTATGCAGCGTGGCTCCATAGGAAGCGATGAACTTGTCAGGTTGACACAGAATCTTACGCCTGCACAAAAAAGAGCAGTTGCGGGTAACCTTGACGCTTTTCGTTCTTATTTCCGTCAAGCAAGACGGGCACAGCTTGCTGGAACGGCAGGACGCCTTGCGGGACGCGGAGGTGGAATACTGACAGGGTTAGGGATAGGTGCCGCGTTACAAGATGCAGTGTATCCAAGAGTGCGCGGGATGTTGCCGGGCATAGATGAAGAATCAGAAGACATTCAAAGAAGGTTGGAAGGAGAGGCCGCTTTACTCGAAGCTGCAAAACGTTTTAATCGAAATCGAGGACGCCCGGCTCCAGAGCAACAAGGTTCATACAGAGAGTCTGCTGAGCAGGGTCTAGACGCAATGCGGGCAGTAATGGGCAGTGTGCCTCAGGCAAGAGAAGAAGACTTTCGACGCAGCGTTCGGGCCACACAAGGGGCAATCCAACCTGTGGCTCCATCTCGTCTTCAGACAGACACTAGGAGCCTAAGCGATGCAGCGCTTCCGGGGGTTTCTGGTGTGCCAGACAGTGTTGCAGCAGTTGATTCACTTAGAGTAATGGACCCTTCAATTTCTGAAATGAGAGTAAGCAATGCATTTGACGCGCTTGCTGATGCCGACAGTATTCGAGGCGCTAGGCGCGACAGGCGCCGCCAAGAAGCGGCCTCTCAACGGCGCACGGAAGGCATTCCATTTATGTCAGCCGCAAGCTCGGGACCAAGCGCAACACAAAATCTTATTGCTAGTGCAATAGAAAGTCTTGACGAAGATGTTTTACCGCTATCTATGCGGCGCACAGGTGAAATGGGGCGCATAACCCTTGATGCCATAAGAGCAGCAGCGCAAGAACGAGGCGAGCGTCCAGATGTTAGCATAAGTCTTAGGGCTGAAGCAGAGGATCCCCCATCTCTTTTGTCACCTGAACTAGATATGTCGATTGATAGCGGCTTGCCGTTTGGGCTACCTGACGATTTGTCTGACCTTGTAGAAATAATAGCAGAAGAAACAGAAAGCCCTGCCGACCAACTTAAAAAAATTATTTCTACATTAGAACTTTCTGGTCCAGCTTTGCGCCAACCTTCTTTTGTGCCCACGGATACAATTAGGGTGCCCAAGATTACGCCACAGCGTCAATCATCTGCAATGAGGGCGGACAGAGCTAAGCCTCGTCGGAGGCTGCAACCAACCGCACCGGGAATATTTGGTGAGTTGCTTGACGAGTCAATTACAGACTTTCAAGGCGCTCCGATGATGTCAGAACGTGAAATCCTACGAATGATTCGCGGCGAATAATTATGATGAGTCGAGCAAATTTTCCTGAGCAAATGGGTTATGCTGGCGGCGGTATCTACACAATGCCACACCTCGCGCAAATGGCTGGTGGTGGTATTTACACCATTCCCATGGCGGGTGGTGGAATGTATGTACCCGGATATGGATGGGGTGGATTTTTTCGTGGGTTAAATAAAGTTGCTACCGTAGCTTCTTATATTCCGGGCCCTCACCAGCCATATGCAGCAGGAACAGCAATAGTTTCTGGCGAACTAGGCAAGAGATTAAATGGGGATGACGATAAGGAAGAGTCAGGCGCTGCCACGAAAACGGGTATGTACGATAACTTTGATTGGCTGGAACCAGATCAGGTTTCATCATTGAACAAGCTTTCATCATTGAGGGGCGCTATGTCGAGCCGTGCCACCAGTCCTTCAGGTGCAGAAGAAGAGGAGCCGAAGGCGCAAGGATACGCTAAAATAGAAAGCTTTAATGGCGGTGGCTTTGCAAGACTTGAGCAGGCAATTCGAGATGGTAGCCTTAAGGATACGTTAAGTAATATTTCAGGAGAATCAGGTGACGAAAACCTGAGCACCTTAGATAAAATTTTAAAGTATGCAAACCACCCTGCTATGATGGCAATTGGTTACCCACTGTTGGGTGAGCTATTAGGTAGTGTAGGTAGGGACAGTTTAGGTAGGATGGGTCCGGCAAGAAGTACAACAGGTGAGCCCATCCGGCGTGTTATGCCCAGTTATGTTACTGATCGTCGAGCACAGCAATACGCCGAGATTCCTAGCAGAAGACACGGTGGTGTAATGGACGAAGAGTACGAAATGGGTGTGCCTGACTTTATGCCACAGCCCGTTAGGCCCAGACGCCCAATACCTGAGTATACTACTCCCGTCATAGAGCGTCGGCCTGACCTAAACATAGATCGTCCTACGGGACCAGAAGAAGAACTTCCATCGGAAGAACAGCGCGAAGAAACATCTGCGGTTGAAGATCGCTTTGAAGAATTTGAAAGAGAGGTGACTTCGCGTGAAGGTCGCAGAGAGCGAGGCTCAAGCGAGGGCGGCGGTGATCTTTCTGGAACAGAGGAGCGGACAACAGGGGACGGAGAGCAGGAAGGAAGGGGCACTTCTTACGAAGAGGGTCGTTACCGTTACGGTGACCGCATGACCGAAGAACAAAAAAGAATGGCAGAAAGGTTTGAAACTCAAGATGAGTTTGGGGACGCAGACGAATCGGCTGAAATAGAGAACATACGAGCTATTGCAAAGGGCACCCCCTCAGACGACATAGTTAGTATTGACGGCACAATGATTGAAGGAGAAAGCCCCTATGACGATAGTCCAACCTCTATGCCGGGGGGAAGGGCGCCGGTTGTTGTTGGTCCACCTACGGGACAGTTCAGGCCTCAGGCGCACGAAATAACGGATATTCCAGAATGGTATCGTGCCGGGTTAATGTCTGAACAAGCGCTAGAAAGAGGGCAGCCAGAGACCTTCTTAGGCCAAGACCCATTCTCTGTGTTTGTTGGACAACAACAAGATCCAATTTCTATGTTCCGTGGACCTGCGGCGCCACAGGCTCCGCTACAGGTTCCGAACATGCCTTTCTTGCAGCAAGGTCCACCGCAGATGGGACCACCCCCTCCAATTGTTGACCCCGGAGATAAGTTTTCTCGACCAAGGATAGAAGCGCCACGGCGAATGGTTTCCGCCGACCGGCAAATGCCACAGCCAGTTATGGGAGGACCTGACTTTATGCCGCAGCCCATGCAGGAAATGCCAGTTGGTCGCATGCTGCCTCCGCCGCAACAACGCAGGTCAGATGATGTTGCTCCAGTCAGCAAAAGAAAAGCTTCCGAAAAATCAAAAGGAGGCCTAGGGGGGTTAAAAAGTCGTAGGGGCCCTAGGTCTACAAAAGCTTTAAAGGGTCGCGCTGATGGCGGCATGACTCCGCAAGACATTCCGTTTGAGGGTTTTATTGAACCTTTTGAAGACGGCACCATGGAAAGCAGCGGAGCTGTTGATGACCGCGTAGCTATAATGAAGCCAGAAATATCAGAGGTGTCCTCAGAAAGCATGCAGATGCTTGACGCTTTAAAGCAGGCGATTCGCAATCCAAACAGTGCAGTGTCGCAAGATATTATTGCACTAGCAGAAAGTATTTTTGGTAAAGAATTTATTATGGATCTGGAAGCAGAGCTTAGGTCTTCTGAGGGCAATACTGCCTTAGAACAACAAGATGATATGGATCGTCTTGTAGAGATGGAGTTTCGTCAAAACCTAGCTAAGGGTGGGCCTGTTCGCGTTGGCGCTGCAATTGCACCAAACGAATACGTCTTAACTGCTAGTCAGGTACGGAACGTTGGCGGCGGCAGCACAGAAGAAGGCGCTAGGCGAATAAAAAAACTTGCAAGAAGTATTGATATTGCTGGGTCAAGAACAGACGGGCCCTTGAACGTTGAGATTGCTTAAAATGACACGAGACGAATCGCTTGATAAGCTATTGAAAATGCCACCGGGAGTGCAAGGCACAGTCTCCCGTCCTAGGGATCGGATGGATGTTCCTGCGCCACCCAAAAGAGGTCTTAGGGCTATTCTAGCTTACTTGAATACAATCATGGACCCAAACTACATGAGTCGTGGCGACCGTAAGGTGCTTGAGTCTGCTCAAGAGCGCAGGGCGAGAGATGAGGCCCTTCGCGCTATTTCTTTGATGAACCGTCCTAGGCGTCCACTGCCTCCGTTGTACACAGCAGAGACGGCGCCAATGCTTACCGAAGAAGAAATAGCTGAGTTTGGTATTGAGCGCGGATATGCCGGTGGCGGCAAGCTTCCCGGCTACCAAGAGGGCGGCGAGATCGACGAGGCCACGCAACAGGTAACAGAAAGTTTTGTGTCACCTGAAGTTGCTCCAGCGTATGCACAACTCACAGATCGCATTGTCAATGAAAGCATGCGGCCTTATCAAGGATATGGGGGGCAGCGACTTGCAGGGTTTAGCCGACCTGAAACATCGGCTATGCGCGGCATTTACCAGTACGGCATGAGTGGTGGCCCCGCAGAGATGGGCGCGGCGCAACAGGCAATGATGGGCGCCATGGGTGGCTACGGCGGCGTTGGCTACCAAAGTCAGCCCGGATCTTTAGATCCTTATATGTCTAGTTACATGTCTGGTGTGGTTGATCCCCAAGCAAGAGAGGTTAGGCGCGAAGCACAAAGGCAAATGCAACGTCTTGGTAGTGATGCCGGAAGAGCAGGCGCTTTTGGCAGCATGCGTCACGGTCTTGGCGAGCAAGCGATCCGCATGGGTACCAGTCAACAGATTGGTGACATCTATGGCATGGGCCAACAAAGAGCGTTTGAAAACGCACAACAAGCGTTTGCTGCTGACCAAGCTCGTCGCATGGCTGCATCTCAGGGCTTATACAATGTTGGGGGCGGTTTGGCTTCGCTTGGCGGACAGCAACAGCAAATGGCGTTTGGTCGCTTTGGTCAGATGATGGACGCAGGACAGCGTGCCCGTCAGATGCAACAGCAGTCGCTTGACATTGGGTACCAAGATTTCCAGAACCGCATGAACCAAGAACGTCAGAACATTGGCTTTGCGTTAGGCGCTATGGGGCAGCTTCCGTACCAATCTACTACTGTGCAACAAAGAAACACGGCAACTGCGGGGCCGTCAGCCGGACAAAGGTACCTTAGCACAGCAGTCGCAGGCATGAACTTATACAATCAAAATAGAAACAAGAAAACATAATGCCTAATATTTTACAGTTAGCAAAAGAATTAGAAGGCGTTTCTGACGATAGGTTAATGCAAGAGGCCAATGCTCCTAATGAATTCCCCCCTCATTTGACCTTGGCTGAAATACTAAGGCGCGAAAAAGATCGCGCAGCGTACCAAAGCCGACAAAATCAAATGCCGCAAGGCACCGTTAAGGATCAAGTTATTAGCAGGGCTTTGCAAGGCATTGGCAGTATTTCACAACCGCAACAGACACAGCCCATGCCTGCCGCCATGGCCTTGGCACAAGGCGGTCCACCAATGGACCCATCAATGATGCAAGGCCCCCCAATGATGCAAGGCGGTATGCCCCCACAAGGTGGTATGCCCCCACAAGGTGGTATGCCTATGCAGATGCCCATGGGTGCCATGGCAGAAGGCGGTATCGTCGGCTATTCAAACGGTAGTAGCGCTAACGGTCTTGTAGGTCAGGCTCAAGGATATAGTGATCTTCAAGAAGAGCCTTTGTCTTACATTGAAAGAATGCTGGCAATGGCCGAGGCTGAGTCCGATCCCTACTTCTCTCCTTCTCGGTACCAAGACGTAGAAGAACTTTTAAGGTCAGGTGTTCATGGACAAGATGTGGGAACTCCATTGTCCGAAACAACAAGAGTTTCAGCGATACCATCAAGGATTGGTGAACAAGAAGAAGAGCGCGTCCTAAGAGAGCTTTTTCAAGAGGCACAAGAAAGACGAGAGCAAGGACTCCCCGGACTAGGTGGCTCGCTCGAAGATTCCCAAGCGCTTGATAGGCTAGAAGCACAAGGGCAAGAATCAGAGCTAGAACTTGACCCACAAGATGTATTGTTAGCTGAAATGAGAGCCTACGGAAGAATGGGCATGCTTCCGGGGATGGATAGAGGTCCTGCCTTTGGTCCCCCGACAGCGCAAGACCTTTTTCGTGGCAGATCGGACCTCACTGATGCCTACTCACCAACGGGAGGCGAGCCAGAAGAGCAGCCCTTAGACGAGCTAGGTGAATTAGAAAGACGCCTTATGCGTCAGATTGCGGAGCAAATTGAAGAAGGCCCCGGACTTACTTCTGATCAAGAAGCATATTATGCAAAGCAACTTGAACAGGCTACAAACGCACGGGAACGAGCGCGAATCATCGAGCAGAGGGATCGCGAAAGGCTTAGAAACCTTGGTACAGATCGTACTGAGCTTGAAGCAGCCATGCTGGCCCAAGAACAACGCTTAGCAAATCTTTATGATCCAGAACAAGACGCTCAGGATCAAGCTAATGATCTTGCGGCTATTGTAGCTGGCGCTATCGCAAGCGGTAGGTTCCAAGAAGGTGGGATTGGTGGCGCCTTAGCGCGAGGCATTACCCGTCAAAGAGAACTACGAGAAGCTCAAGAAGAAAGGCGTGAAAGAATCTTAACCCGTGCAGGCGATCTTGAGATTGGTAGACTAAGCCGCATTGCAGGCATGCGAGAAATTGAAAGAGACCTTCTAAGGTCTGTTGAAGCCGGTGTCATTACAGCAGACGAAGCACTTGAAGCTGCGAATCTTGCAAAGCTTAAGGCTCAAGCCGATGCTTCTGTAGCTTCCGAAATCACTTCTGCACAAGCAATGTCAATTCTTTCAGACATTCAACGAATAAGAGCCTTGCAAGATGCACAAATTACGGGCAGGGCCCCAACCCCAGCTACGGGCAGTGCAATTTTAGGTCATAAAGAATCTATTTTAGAAACCGCGCTAACAATAGCAAGGGATCGGGCGCGGGTGGGTAATGATGAAGCCCGACTAATGGCTGCTTATACTGCAATAGATAACGCTGCGTCAGTCTTTAGCAGCGAGGAAATGCAGAAGATGAAGGACCTAATCCGAGCAACAGTTCTAATGGATATGGACGAACCAGAGGCCGAAGCCGCTCTCCAAGAAATGATACAGGAAAGCGGAGTTGATCTTTTTGAGTCAAGAGCAGAGGGTGGCCTTATTATGAGCCCCGGATCACGAACGCGCACAATGATGGCGCAGCCGTAAAATAAATGGATGAGATAGAAATTTATCTTGCTTGGCGAAACCAAGGCCTGTCGCATCAAGAAGCTTTGTCGCGAGCAGAACGGGGCCAGCGTCCGTCTGTGCAGACAACTGCGCCTACGCCAGAGCCCGAAGAGGAAGAAGAGGGCGAAGGCTTTCTAGGTGCCACTGGCGAGTTTGCGGAAGGGTTAGGGCTTGGCGCAACAAGGGCCGTTACAAGCCTCGGGGAAGGGACAGGATGGCTTCTCCAACGTGGAGACCTTCCCGGCATAAGCAGTCTTGGTAGAGGCTTGGAAGATGTTTCCGAACGCGCAGAAGATATTGCAGAAAATCTTTTTACTCCAGAAGGAAAAGCTGGTAAAGCAGGAGAAGTCATTGGTCGTATAGGTGGTGAAGTTGGTACGACAATTGGAACCCTTGGATTAGGTAGAGCGGTTTTACCTGCACGAGCACTGGCAAGTATTGGCCGTGCAACCCAAGGTTCTAAGCTGCGTAGCGCCGCAGGCGTCGTAGCCGCAGAGTCTCCGCTTTCGTTTGCGCGAGCCGCTTCGTGGTCACAAGACAGAGGCACAGGTTTTGGCCAAGAGCTTGCCTTAGAATTAGCAGGATCTGCCCTTGGTGGTGCGTTTTTGGGTTCGGGTGCCAGAAGAGCGCCAAAGATGGATATAGACGAAGGCGCTTTTAAGGGCGTCAACTCTTACAAGCCGGGAGAGGTAAGGGACGGGTCAACCACACTTGGTCGCTTAAGGTCTTCTATTATGGGCTTTATTGGATCAGGCGACGGAAAAACATTATTAAATCCCCGGCAAAGATTTTACGCAGGTCTTTTTGATGAGTACTCGCCGCTTAGTCGGCTGGGGTACAGGGTTGGCCGTCGCGCCGGTCAGGACATTGACGAGCAAGTTGCTAAAATGCTTGGCTCCCAAAAAGCCGCAGAGTTAGATCTGGCTCAAAACATGAGACCTTGGCTGCTTAGGAACAGAAACAACCTAGATGAGATTAGTGATGCGGCTCTTATTCGCAGAGATTGGGTGTTGCGACAGAATAGTCTTGGCAAAACATCTCGACTAGCCAAAAACAAAAAAACTGGGACAGGATATGATGACGCTGAATTGCAAATAAAATATGATGAAATTATGGCCAACCCTGAGTTGGTTCGGGCCACAAATGAGTTGCGAGATTTTGCAAGAAAAAATCTTGCGCGACGACATCAAGCTGGAATTATTTCTAAACAAGAATATGAATATATTTTAGAGTCTTCAAGGGTTAGGCCGTCGCGGGGCGCAGACCCAATTGAAGATTTTTATGTTCCTATGTTGAGTGAGCAGTCAATAGAAGAGAGCATTGCTAAATCCAAAGGAATTGTTACTAAGCTCAGGCCTCAAAAAGGTGTTGACGAACTACAAGAAGGTGTCAGAAGAAGCGACAAAGTAGAGTCGCCCGTCAGCGCTATCGCCTTCCAGACTTACAGAACATACGATGACGTAGCTCGTCAAAGGCTTGGCAAAACCTTGAGCGATGTCATGGAGGCAGGCGACGAACTAGGACTTCTTGACGGTATTGCCAGAGAATTGAAGACTGCATCCGGTCAGCCCATGACTCAAAAAACCATAGACAATGCTTTGTCTGCGGGCAGATTAGTAGACAGTAAGGGCAGAAAAGTAACCAGAGACCACATTTATTCGTTTATCCATGAAGGCAAAACAAAAAACTTTCTTATTGAAGACACAGATTTATTTAATGTCTTGAAGGGTCAAACCCAAGAAGCTCAAGGCATAACCATGGAAATCCTTACAAAAACCGCCAATCTAAAAAGAAATTTGATTACCATGGTGCCGGACTTTGCGGTGCTGTCGATTCTTCGGGACTGGCCCATGTTTGCTATTCAAAGGGTGGGGCAACGAGGTGCTCGTGGTGCAATAGAGCCTGTTGTTGGTGGCGCAACTGGTGCGGCTTATGGCGCTACCACGGCTGATACGCCAGAGGAGCGACTGGAGCGAGCGTTACAATTTGGAGCAGCCGGATTAGGAATAGGAACGCTTGCAAGACCGGGCGCTGAAATAGTTCAAGGCCTTGGGATTGCGGCTCGCGGAGAGCTGTCATCAGAAGGGGATAATTTTGTTCGTCGGGTGTCAGCGCCTGTAGCCAACGTGCTTGGTGGCCTTGGTGACATGCTAGGCATGGACAAAAATCTTTGGAACGAGTTTGTAAAAGAAGGCGGCGTTACGGCAGGAGTTGCGTTTGGGAGCAGAAGTGCTAGTGATGCCGGTAAAATAATTCAACGCCTCATGCGCGGCACGAATCCGGGCATTATAAGACCAGCTAAAGCCGGAAACGCTCTTACCAATACACTTCGGCTTATTGGGATGTCAGCAGAAAACGCTCCTCGCGTAGCACAATACAGAGCCCTTACACGAGGCGCTCAAAATAAACTGCCGGGTTACGATCTTGCGAACACCCCAATATGGGCCTCTCAGGATGTAACATTGCCATTTGGTCGAAGGGGTGGATGGAAGGGAGTAAAAAACTTTGCTAAGGCTACACCGTTTTTAAACGCTCAGTTACAAGGCTGGGCTAAGCTCGGAAGATTGTTTAGGGGTGACCCAACAAAATCCAAAGCAATAGCTGTGCCGGGCTCCCTTACAACCATGGGTGCCGCAATCACTGCACCTACCGTTGCTTTGTGGATGACGAACAAGGATAACCCAGAATATTGGGACAGGCCTCTGTGGGAAAGAAATCTTTTTTGGTTAATTCCAAAGCCAGACGGTGGGTTCCATCGTATTCCTAAACCGTTTGAGTTGGGTTACGTCTTTGCGTCTTTGCCCGAAAGAGTGCTCGACGCAATGGCAATGAGGGTTAGCACTTCTCCAGATACTGTACCTGAGTCTGTTAGATCGCTTGCATCTTCTGCGGCGCCTCGCGGCATGGGCGTTGATGGTCAGATAGCACAGACTATTATGGACTTTGGGAAAGCAAATATTACAGGAACTGTACCCATTCCGGCTGCTGCTCAACCATTTCTTGAGCAAGCAGTAAACAAAGATTTATTTAGATGGAAACCAATTGTTCCAGAGTACCTTCAAGAAAGACCAAGTGAGCGCCAGACCACAAGAACAACTCCTGTTCTTGCTGAAAGCATTGGTCAAACCATAAAAGATATAACTGGTGTTGGAATATCTCCGCTTAGAGTCGAATCGTTTATTCAAAGCCTTGGCGGGACCACTGGTCGCAGGGCCATGCAATTAGTAGACGCGGTTGGAGCAAGTGCAGATGGCCGAACCCCGTTGTCTCGAATGGAGCCCGATGAACGCTTTTCTCAAATAATAGGAACTGCGCGGTTTAATACCCAACAGTATGATATTGGAGGCATTGAGTACACCTCTTATAACATATTACGACAAGCCAAAGAAAAAGCTGACGAGTTAAGACGCATGGAAAGGGCTGGTGTAAGTCGCGAAGATCTTGACAATTACAGGGAAGACTACGCTGACGAAATCCTAGTTGCTCGGTACACAAAAACTCTTATTGCAGACATGAACGAGTTAAGACAGGAAAGAAACAGGTTGCTTGAAAGCGAAACCATTTCTCAGGAACGCCTTAGGTATGAACTTGATAGAATTACAGAGCGTGGACGCAGGCTTGGTGTTAATGCGTTTCGTGCAATCGACAACATCTTAGACTGATGGCTGTAAACGCGCCGGTATGGCATCTACGCAGAGAGATAGAAAAGGGTGACGCAGTGTGGGGAAGGCTATACAACGACAGTGACGGTGTAAGCTTTTGGAGTATCGAAAATTCACAGACACTAATTCCCGAAGGGCTGCACCCTTGCCAGAAAGACTACTACCATCGTGGCGACTACCCCACGTTTGAAATTATTGTAGAAGGACGAGACAGACTGTTGTTTCATGCTGCTAACTACGCCAATGAGCTTGAGGGGTGCATCGCCCCCGGTAAAGACAGAGGTGAGACAGAGGATGGCAGGCTTGCTGTATGGAGCAGCAAGAAGGCATTCAACGAGTTTTGGGAAATTGTACAAGACGAAGAAAAATTTTTACTTTTAATTGAAGACGCAACCGAGGACAACAACAATGAGTAGATTCCTTAGTGTTTTTAAAGACAACAACGACTGGAATGAGAAGACTATCATTGGCGCAATCTCTTTTGCGATGATGGTTGTAACTGCTGTTGTGGATGTGACGACTGGCGTGTGGGGTATGCAGCTTGAGGTGCAAGAATTTATTTACAATTCTTTTTTAATCATCACGCTAGGCTGCTTCTCTATTAGCGGCATAGAAAAATGGGCGCCCAGCAAAACTGACTAATGGCTAACGGCATTACCGACTTAGGCCCAGATAGGCCCGAGCAACGGCGCCAGCAAGGAGAGCGCTCGCTCTATTCTGGTGTGCCAGAACACTTAGTTCCGTTTGCAGATAGCTTGCAGGCTATACTTGGTGGAGATGCGGTGCCGGTGGACTTTCGTTATAACAGGCCCGAAGACCCATACCGAGCATACCGGCGTGACGATCCAAGGGATTTTGGACCACTACTTGGGTCCGGCCAAGAACGAGACACTCGTAGCCGCGCAATGGGGTATGCCGTGTCGGGCGAGCCGGGTGAAATTGTAATGTACAAGGAAAGCTATCCTTCGAGTTCTGAGTCTTTATTCTCTGATGAGTATGATTCAGCCAGACAGACACTGGCTCACGAGTTTGGTCACCATAAAGAGTTTAGAGCGCCTTTTGATGACAAGGCTTTCTATGATCAAAGGCAAAGAGCAATAGAAGAACTTCGAAGCAACCCCAATTTTCTTCAATATCCATATCGAGATTTTCAGACGTTTGCTGACGCATTCTCTGAAGGGGTCAGGTACCTGCAAAGAAACCACGCAACGGACGCCCCCTTATCAGAAGAAGATGTTCCCGCTCACCTAAAAACAATAGTGGGCATGTTGCTTGAGCAACCTATATACGAAAATCACCCAATCAACAGATCGCGTAGAGCCGAACGTAGAACGCCCTTGGGTGTTGTAAGCCTTGCCTTGAATGCAATGCCGAAAGTGCAATTAGCTCGTCTATTAAAAAGAAAAATAGAAGAACAAAGAAACAATGCCCGCTCGACTAAACGATAATACCGAACTCACGATGCCCCTGCGTAACCTCCTGTCCATTGTGGCAGGGGTTGCCTTGGGCGTATGGGCATACTTCGGGATAGTCGAGCGCCTCAACACCATTGAAACCTCTCAAATGATGATGGAAAACGAAGTTGAGTCGAACTCTGACTTTAGGGTGCGTTGGCCTAGAGGCGAGCTAGGGTCATTACCTGCGGACGCCGAACAATTTATGTTATTAGGTCACCTAGAAACTCAACTTGACAAGTTGATTGAAGAAGTAGAGTCAGGTAGTGCTCCGTTTGATCAACAACAAGAGCTTACACTTCAGTGGTATGCACAGCGAATATCTGAGCTTGAGTCGCAGGTTGAAGAGATAAGAGCAAGGCGCTAAGTCTAAATCACACCATGATTGACGACACAACATTTTCTAAGTCCACAGGGGTTAAGCTTACCATTGGTGCCGTTATCGGACTAATGGCTTTCTCTGTTTTTATTGATCGCCGCTTTGGCTCCCTTGAAGCTGACAGTGCGAGCCAAGCAAGTAGCGTAGAGACTATAAGCAGGCGCCAGAACACTTATATCGACCGACGCAACAATCAGCACCAAGACTTTGCTGATGATCTGCGTCAGATGAACGACAGGCTGGATCGCTTATGCGAGGCACTAGCGTCCCGAGAGTCAGAAGTAATATGCAATGACTAGCTGTCAAAGATGCGCTACACCAAACCCTGACCAAGAAAGATTTTGTTGGATGTGCCGGTGGGACAGCACCAAGGAATTTGTTGAATGCCCTAACTGCGGAGACGCAGTACAAGATGACGGGCGATGCTCCATGTGTGGCATAGCTCCCGTTGACCCTGAAGAGGATGGAAACTCCAATGAATACCCGCAAACCAAACGATAGACACTTAGTAGTATTTTTGGGTGATACCCATTGCGGATCTACGGTAGGGCTTTGCCCAGAAGAGGGGCTTGAGCTAGATGACGGGGGTTGGTATCAACCCAACAAGGCACAGCATTGGCTTTGGTCAAACTGGCTAGACGCTTGGGATCGTGTTGCAAAAATAAAAAAAATTGTTCCGGGTACAAATTTGCACATCGTCATGAATGGGGACGCTGTTGACGGCGACCATCACAAGACATCGCAGATTGCTAGTAGGCTAACAGGCATCCATGTCAGATGTTTTATGGAATCAATGCTGACTCCCCTTTCCCTAGGCCCAGACTCTATCCACATTATTCGTGGGACGGCGGCACACGTTGGAGAGTCGGGCAACGTGGAAGAGGGTATCGCAAGGGCGCTGTCTGCGGCTGGGTGGCCTGTTGTTGCAGACCCTGACACTGGTCAGAAGTCCTCGTACTGGCGCAAGCTCACGATTGGTGACGTTAAGATTGATGTCAAGCACCATGGCCGCATGGGCAGAAGGGCGCATACCAAGGGTCCGTACATGAGGTGGTACGCTCAAGACATCTTCTTTAACTACGCCATGGACGGAGAAGATCCCCCTGACTTAGCAGTGCGAAGCCACTTTCATCAGTTCGCTGACAGTGGGCAAATTCACAAGATTAAAACTAGAGCAGTAGCGCTACCTGCTTGGCAGTTAGCGACAGAGTATGTCCATCGTGTTGCCGAGAGCATGGCTGACATTGGGCTAGTGTGCGCCGTCATTGAAGACGGGCACTATACCATAGAACCAATCCTGTTTCGTCCAGAAAGACCAACGGAGGTCGTAGTCAAGTGAGCAATATAATTACTGAAGCTGAAATCATTGAGCAGATCAAAGAGTCTTTTAGAGCAAGGAACTCTGAAACGTCTGACGGTGATGCTATGACCATGAACGAGTTGTCTGAAGCGCTTAAGATGAGAGATAAGGCTGCAAGAAAGCTTGTAAGAGGTATGATTGAAGACGGAGAGGTTGAGGTAGTGTGGATCAGAAAAAGAAATATGGTAGGAGTGATAAGCAAGGTTCCTGCATACAGGTACATCGGCAACTAAAAATGAATATTAAAAATATTTTTTTGGCCCTGATAGGACTTCTTGTCACTTCTTTTTTTCTAACAAATTATTTTTTTGGTGGCAGCGACGTAGCCGTGAAAGAAGCGATGGTTGCCGTGGCCAAGGCAGACAGTCTGCGAGAAGAAGCTGAAGCCCGATTGACCTTGGCTTCTGTTGAGTATGATCGCGTAGTGGACAGCCTGTCCTTGGTGCAGGACAGCATATCAGATGTGGTTGTAGTCGCGCAAAGCGATGCTAGGCGAGCGTCTGCGAGGCTTAACGAAGAGGCCCAGACGCTACAGGACAGCCTAGCTGTTATTGATTCGGGCCTAGCTCAAGAGCTTGATCGAATAATGGAGTCGCATGAGGAGGTCGTAACGGCCATGCAGACTGAGATTGATGCGCTTAACCACGACAGAGAATTGCTGTGGCGCCGCATCGAAGTGTCGGACTCTTTGCTTGCTGTACAGGTAGAGGTGAACGATGCGCTCAGAGGCTCTATAATCGCCTTAGAAGGCGAAAGAGACGCTTGGAGGGCGAAGGCTTCTCCCTCACTCCCCAAGCGCCTCCTAGGCCACACTACGGCTGTTCTAACAGGTGCGGTGTTGATAGCTACCCTACGATAGCATGTCGATGTTCGCGACGTAACCCGCTATGTCTACAAGGCTGTCCTTGTGCCCCGGTGTATTCGCAAGCCGGGATAGCTTTTGGCAGATGTTAAACACGCATACATCTTGGGCGTCTAGGCTTACGACAGGATCATCACCTGTGTACACACCGTATCGACGCTCTAAGTAGCCGTTAAACATGTCTGCCGTAGCGCCGTGGTTTAGCGCAGGGGGGCCGTAGTCATCCCTCCTATCGCCACTAACCAGTTCACTGGCCTTGTCTAAGATCTCACTCATCTTCTGTCCTCTTTGGGGCGCGTAGCCTTTTCAACCAGTCTCGCATAATCGCCCTGCCCGCAAAGCTTGAGTTGAACATCGGGCTCTTTATAGCTCGTTGGGCCCAGTCGTAAATCTTATCGAGTCCAAATAAAATAATTCTTGCGATCACTGCGACCGTAAGAGAGACCACGAACAGGTTCCACAAGATTTTCAAGGCAGTCATTCTAAACATGCCTCCACATCGTCACGGGACGAGTAAATACGCATCCATACCATTACGGGACGAGCATGGCACTCGGGGCGCCTGCTCTTGGTGTAACTACCGGTAGAGGCCACTATGCCCTCCTTCTTTGCCCTCGTCATCACGGCTCCCATGGCGCGTGGTTCATTGGGCGTGGTTTCAACTTGCTCCCACAAGTAGTCCGTGGTAAACGTCTGAAAAGCTGGAATTGATAAAATTATTTTTATCACCGAATCTATCCAGCCGTCGTAAGCCAAGTCGAGATTTGCGACTGCTTCGTCCCGAGCGGACTCCCCCGCAAACAATGACGTTTGAAGGGGATCGCTCTGGGCCTCTGCAAGCCAAGCAGGGGCAAGACTCATTTTGTCACCATCCTTTTTTGAAGTCATTGGTACTGTTTAAACCATTGTAGGGTAAGCAGAGCTAATGTTATTGGGCTGTAAATCAAACGTGCGGCGCCCTGTTCTCTTGGCGTTCCACGCTCTTATCACAAGCTCGCCGACAAACTCAGCGCGGATAGACCCGGAAGATCTCAGCAGGTGATCTCTGAGCTTCTTTACTATAGACCGAGGCCCCAAGTTGGCGCCTGTCGCAAGAGATACGAAGAACTCTTCGGCCAACTCAGCATCAAGACCCTTAGCTATGAAATGCATCGCGGCCACTGTACCCGGTGCTGACAACTTTTGCTTTTGACACCTCTTGTAGTGACACACTGAGTCCTGCACGGACTCTGGGCCTAACGCCAAGTAATAGTCATAAGCCTCTGTTGGGGTCCTAAGCATGGGTGCCTTCTCTGCCGTAACCGGATGTGGTAATCCAGTCTTTTGATTGTACTTCCAAACCTTGCGAGCAATCGTTGCGGCGTTCTTTGCGTTCTTTACACCCCTAATAGAAAAAATATCACTTGGGGTGCGCTTTCTTCCGATGTCGTAAAAAGCAAAATTGTCTTCTGGCTGACCAAAGAAGCACCACGCAGGAATAGACACACCGCTTTCGACGACTGCATGCAATCGGTGCTGTCCGTTCTGTGTACGCCCTTTCACATCGAATGAGATTGGATCGGGAACAAGTGGCCACGCCTCTTCTCTCATCCTGCGAGCGTACTCTTTTACTGTGTTGGGCGTGAGGGGGCGCTGAAAGTTTTCATCGTTATGTATAAGCGCCTCGTAAGCCAACTCAGGCGTTATGAGCAAAAGCTTTGGATCCTTGGGGGCCGTTAAAAGCCACCTCTTCAATTGTCCGGTTGTCACACTCTTTGCTGTAGTGTTCATCTTTTTTTTACCGTCCTTACGGTTAGGGTTATTTCCACCATATATCTCTGGTGGGCTGACGGTTTTTTTCTATGTGCTCCAGATACAAAGTGACCGCCTCCACGATGATCTGGTTCCTGCTTATATCTAAGCGCTTCGCATGCTCATCCACCCCCCGCTTTACAGCAGGGGGCAGACGAACAAGAATGCTCTTAGTCTTTACCACGGCATGTCGTCGCCGTTGTCATCCTCTTCGGTGTCGTCGGGGATAACAGGGCTGTCCTCTTGTGGCATAGCGACCTCAAGCCGCACGAACTGATATGCAACACCCTTCTTCGATGTACGATTCCACGAAGCGGCCTTGAGTGTCGGCATGACGCCGGTCTTGGCCTGTTCGACCATGGCCTTTAGAAACTCGCGTTCGATTTCAATCGTACCAACTTCGGACGGATGCCGATCAGTCTTTGCGTACTTGTTCTTGAACAATGCAAAGTCTTGCCGTGGCCCGGTCTTGTACTCTGATGCCATTACTGGATTTCTCCTTGTAGTTGTAGTGCGGGATTGCCTACTGATTCCATGTCGTGCAACAC